CAGAGAGAGAAGTATCCAGCATAAACTGTAACATAAAGTTACTACGACCCATAGCACTCTCACGCTCCAAGAGATCCTCTTCACGAAATCTTGTATCCGTTGGCTTCCAAGAGAGATCTGTTTCATTGTCTAAGTCAGCTGCAAGCTGTGGTGAGAGTAAACCATCATACATAGCCACCTTTCGAGGGTATCTAGCAGGCCATACAAATGGCTTATAGTTACGCTCTCGGAGCTTGTTATAGACGGTAAAAGTAGTCTGAGGAGTTCCAAGGAACATGATGCGAGAATCAGGCTTAGGAGTGAGAATAGACTCACACTCAGTAACAAGTTGAAGTAATTTTTCACGTTGTAACTCGGTCATACTGTTATTAGGGACTTCTACATCATCTAATACCATTAAATCAGCACGGCTTCCCGTTAACTGACCTGTAATACCCACAGACTTAACTGAAGGTGCTTGGTGAGGTGCAGCTGGTCCTACATCAAAGGATACTCTAGACCATCTTTGGTCATCATTCTTAGGTTTTAACTGGCTCATCCAAGGGACTTCCAGTATTAATCGTTGACAGAAGATTGAGAATGAGTCGGCTCTATCCTTAGAAGCCGATACAACCATGATCTTCTTATTCGGGTCGTTATATAACGTCCAAAGAACAAAAGCCGCAGTAATCCAAGATTTACCAACACCTCGAAAAGCTTGAATTTGGAGTCTCTTGGGTCCATGTTGTAAATATTCAGCAATACAGAGTTGTGCTCTGGTAGGTTGTGGAAGGTCTAAGTGTGTCCACACAGCTGTAAGGAAGAACCTAAAGTCCTCCCTTAGCTGATCATATATTGTCTTATGTTTTTTCTTCATTCTATCCAAGTAAGGATACGTTTTTCTCTAAAAGGATCTGGTGGGAAGTTATCCCTAAACCATTCTAACCAGAGTTGACTTCCTTTATTCTGATTACATTTGCGACAAGCGGGAACACAGTTCCTAGTAACATCAGTACCTCCCAAACGTCTGGGATGTACATGGTCAATGGTAAGATCATGTTCTCGATGGCGTTGTCCACAATAAATACATTCATAATTGTTTGCCTCTTTAATAGCTTTTCTCCATAGCCGCTTTGCTTCAGCTGACTGCATAGCTAAAAGATTGATAAGATAGTGTTCAGAAGTTGGAAGTATTGGTGTCATTTTTTACTGCGATTTCGTGCTCTGTTTGTCGATGGGTCTTCCCGTACTAAGCTACCTTTTCGGGTATGCGAGTAGTCTTTTCCACCTTTACCGTAATTACCATCCTTACGTCTGGCACGGTTTAGTTCTGCACGATAATTTTTATTTGCAGTAGTTTTATTCCTTTTACGTTGTGCTGCATTTTTCTTTGCTTTAGAAGCTGGATTATCTCTATAATTCCTTGCACTTCTTTTTAGCTTGCTGCGGGGCATTGCTTTTGGAGCCATTATCTATGCACCGCTTTCTGTACAGCTTCAAAATCTACCTTAGGCATTAGATCTGCTAATTTACCCAAAGGTGACTCATCAAAGCCAATTCCAGTGATGTCATTCTTATATAACCAGTCCGTAGCAGCTTTAAGGTCTGCTGTGGTAGCTTCGCCAGATTTGATACGGTCAATCAGTTCTACAGTCACAAGATTATGCAATGTATTAAACTGATCCTCTGTGGCTCGTTTATCCATTATGTTAAAACTTTTTTATTTGTAAATAACTGTTGCTCAATAAAATCTACAGCCTTATCATCAACAACATTATCAGTAGTTGACACTAGCTTGCGTAGAATATCAATAAGTAGTTTCTTTACAGAATCGGAAGTAGCAAAAGCCATTAGTATTGGCTTAATTAGTAGAATCATTTGTCATTAGTAGGTTTGAGTGGACATTCATACTCCTGTTCTTGCCAAGGATATTTCTTGTCTTTAGGAGTACAGTTTTCTTTTAAATATTTTTTAACAGCAGCTTTTTTGTTTGCCTGATACTCAACTATAGGAACTACATCGTTACACATATCATGTACACGGGTACCTTCAGCCAGCATAAAACCTTTCCGCTGGAGGTCAGCACATTTCAATACACGCACGAGTTCATAGTCAAGTCTCATCTTCTCTTCTTGTCGTTTAGCTATACGCCTGCATTGCTCCAAGCCTCTACGATCCAAAGGGAACATAAAATTAATTTGACCTCCCCAGTTTTCAGCTACGGTATAACTTCTCTGACTCATCTCATCATCAAAGGGAACCGTATGATTCCCCATATAGAACGGACTGAACGTCATCGTAGCACCATTACAGCTAATGGCCCCCCCGTAGTGTTGTCTACTAGGGGCACCATTATTCTGAAATTGGACAGCTTGATTTGTTACATTTCCTGTCGCTGCTGCAACGGGATTTGACACATTATTAGTCTCATCCTCTGCTTTAACAGGGGCTATTGCGAGAAGACTGACAAGGAGACAGTAGTAGACTCCTGTTCGATAGTTCGATCTACCTCGATTTTTTCTATTATTTGACTGGCTGCTCTTGTCACTACTTCTAGTGAAAAGTCTGAACCAGCTGTTGTCATGTTGAAGATTGAATCGCTGTCTGCTATTCCTCCAGAGCTTGCCGAAGTATGGGTAATGTTGTCTCCAGACCACTTGTTTAATGCTGCTCCATAGGTTGTTGTAACGATCTCTTCTGTTATATCTGTTGTTGTCGTAGTAGTGCTGTTCATCGAACCCTGAGTAAAGTTGGGTTGGACTAGCTCTGCTCGTACAACAGTTGGTGTTAGTAGTAGCAACGGCAAAAGCCATAACTTGTTCATGCTTTGGTTTTTTCTTTATTTGCCATTGGACAATTTACGGGACCACCTTTACCTTTATTATTATTACCAGTGGTTAAGCCAAAAGTTGCGAGTGCTCCCGTGAACACACTAGCAACGAACGTGATATCACTATTCCCAGATTTCTTAACCATAGGTATTTCTACGTAGTTCATTGTGATGATAAAACCACTCCAAACTACAACACCTAAACGGACAAAAGTTCCAAGAATTTGTATCTGATGTTCTTGATCCTCTGCTGCATCTTTCAGCTTTCCGAGGAGTCCTTTTTTTTCTTCTTGCGGTTTTCCTTCCATTTATCTACTTTTTTCTGTAGGAATTTTTGTACTTGTTTTTTAATCTTGTCAAAGAAAGGTGTAGCAAGGGTAGTAGTGGCTACAGCTGCTACAGCTGCGTAGGTAGCCGTAGCTACCACTTCAGCAGTCGGAAGAGGCAGGTCTATTTTTATAACAGGTACTCTTAAACTTGGTTGCTCCATAGTTTGAGTTTCTGCTTCTTCCGTTTCGCTAGGTACTTCTTCCATTTCTACTCCCTTAGGGGCTTTCAAGTTACTGGGAGGTATTACAACAGTAGGGAATACTGGCATTTCCGCAGTAGGTGGTTCTAAAGGTATGCTTGGCATATCTAAAGATTTTGGAAGCTTTGAATTAGAAAGTCTTATGGAGGGAAGCTGCATTAGGAAGGTTTAGTAGGCCACTCCATTCCGTCTTCTACATATGGAAAACCAGATTGTTTAGGTAGATTCCTTAAAGCAGTTTTATATGTTTTCCAAGCAGCTTTTTCATCAGCTGTTAAATCTGCTGTATCTGTCCAATCATATTTTTTTAAAAGATCATTACGAATCGTTCTTACTATCTCAGAATTAAATTCTTTTTCAGCTGCTCTTCTATCAGCAAGGGTAGCATAATGAGGACTCCAATAGTTTGGGTTAGCAAGAGAAGCATCAACAAAAGCTTCAATCTCCTCTTGAGATCCAAAATCTACTCTAGTTTCTGGATTCCATTTATTTAATCCTAGTTCTCTTTTAACGCCAGCTGCGTCTTCATGGATATGGTAAGAAGTACCATCTCCGTTAAATGTTGATGTTATAGTCATTATGAGTTTGGACCATTTCTTGTGAATACCATAGTATTGGCATGTGTTGTTGGGGCTGGTAGCTCTACTCCATGACAATATTTCCAGTTACTATCTTGATATCCTGGGTAAACAACAGTACCAGCGGGTAAAGTTATCACCTTACCCGTATGTCCATTACCATTATTACCTGTTCCTGGTAAGTATGAGTTAGTACTACCTGTACTGTTTATTTTAATACCATGATAAGCCTGTAAAGTACCTATAAATACCTTTCCTGAAGGTACGGTATACAGAGCATTCATGTTTGAGCTATTGTGACCTACATTTATATAAGTAGCGTCAACTGCACTAGCAGCGGTAGCAGCAACAGTAGATCCACTACTACCGCCACTAGAAGGTGGGGGGTATAAAGCCATAATTAATTAAGTTACTAAAATTCCTGTTGTTCTAAGGTTGATATTACCAAAACCTGGATCTACGGCAGAATCTACTAAAGAGGCTCTCCAACATCCAGATCTTAACTCATCTGCTGATGAACCGAAATACTCAAATTGAGTATCTTGAGAAAGACCGTTTTCTACAATAGATTGTATATTTATTCTCACAGCTTTATACAAACCATTCACACTACCATAACCACTTTGACCTTCATTAAATCTATCTGCAAAACCATATAACCATCCATCAGCTATAGCTGTTGTATTTGCCCACTGATTACAATGGAAACTATTACCTCTACCTGAAAGTTTATACAGTATATGATATCTATCATCAGCATTACTGGCTATATCATTAACCTTAATGCGTCTTGTATAAGTAGGGTTTCTACCAGCTGACATGTATGATGCCACGTCTTTTCCAAAATCGTAAATAGTCATCCCATTATCATTAGATGAATGTGAGTCATTATTTCTCCAACAAAAGACACCATAGTAATGACCAGTAGTACCTTTAACAATCGCAACACTATTTCTGATGTAACTACCACTAGCAAAGTTGTAGTTTGAATAAGTATGGTTATAGTTAAAGTCCATGACATTAGCTCCATTACCAGCAACTACACCTCTAAGATCAAGTAATTTAGGCCATTGTTCTTCAGAACTGCTACCTACACTTCCACTTCTACCACTAACAACTGCAAAACCGTCGCAATACATCCAAGCATGTCTTTGAGGTTGACCTCCTAGATGTCTATGTGAGTTAGTTCCTCCATCTGAACCGTCAAATTGTCTTGTACCAAAAGTAGAACTAGATCCTCCATTATTTGTATCATAAAGATAATGGCTTGTATGAGTACTGTTTCTAAAACTATAGATATATCTTGACCCATCCCATATATTTTGTTTGTCACCACTTGTATTAGCTAGTGTAGTTCTATTAGTTCCGTCAGAATCCCATCTATATATTGTACCTTTTGTATTATCATTATCAATGCTTGACCAACCATACCATTTACCATCAGCACCTTTATAAACTTCTCCCATAAAACCTTGAGTAGAAGCATGGTTACTTTGTGCATTAGCATATTGAAGTTCTGTTTCCGTTCCTTTCCAGAATTGTGTAGTTCCAGTATATGTCTCTCCTTCAAAAAGAGGGTCTGCTAAATCATACTGTTTTAGTTTTCCAAGTAAATCGGAGTTAGCAGTACCTACAGCACCCCAATCTGATCGACCATCTGCACCTATATTAGTAATATTACCACCGTCATGTTCAAATGTAGGTGTATGTAATACCCAACTTGTTAATGTAGGTACTGTCGAGGTAGTAGCATATAACGATGACGAATTGTCTATTATCTCGTTACCAGATAAAGTTTCTGTCTTAGTTGCACTAGCAACAATCGTTCCTGTTGCAGAACCAACTCTTATATCGATTGCTCTGGATTTTGGATTGTCAACGGATATTCCTTTAATAACAGCTTGTTGTGAAGCTGAAGTAGTCATCAACTGTACACCAGTTCCTGGTTTTAAGTGTGAGTAACTTTTATTCGAGAGGTTTGAAAACTCTTTTAATGTATCAGGCATTTTTTATAAATTTGTAAATTTTAGAATGGAAATAATACCACCACCACTGGAAGCAGTACTCCACGTAGGTGCCGCATTAGGACCACCAGATGTGAGAACTTGTCCAGCTGTTCCATAAGTAGCTCCACCTATCCCGAATTGACCAGCAGATCCTATACGGTATTTTTCTGTTGGAGCATTGTTACTCTGACCTAAACCAATAACTAAGGCATGATCATTACCAGTCGAATTTGTAGAAATTGTTTGAATATAACTTCTAACATCTATACCACCACTTGATCCATCATTTCCATGAAATTCTATCTTTCCTATTGAGCCATTTACACCTTGTGGATCTGTTGTATCAGATAGTCTTAAAACTGGACTAGCTTTAGTTATGGTTACATCTCCTGCAAAATTTGCGTGACCTGCACCATTAATAGTTAATAAGTCATTTGCTCCCCAATGACCAAAAGTCAATAAATTATTATCACTTGCAGCAGTTCCTGAAAATTTATAACCTACTATTCCTGAGTTTTTAGTTGATCCTTGTTTTCCTATAGCTACTACATTGGTTTCATTAGTACCTAAAGCAGTAATGAAGTTTTCTTGTGAATGTTGGAAATTACCTGAGCTTGTTACATTAACTTTAAGTGCTCCCGCATTAGCCGTTCCTGTTCCCGCTACCGTTACACCCGATGCTCTGCTAGTCAGCTTGGCTGTTCCATCATGGTTGATATAAACAGCACCAGCACTATCAATTGTGATTGCTGAAGTCTGAGCGTTAGCTCCAGTTCTTTGACTTAAATAAACATTTGGTCTAAATCCACCTGAAAGACTTTCAGTAACAATTGAAAAACTTTGATCAGTTGAAGAACTGTTCTTGGTTATTACGCCAAGTGATGCATACGTACCATTCGTTGTATTTGGGTTCTGAACATATAAACCACTGTCAGCAGAAGGTAATGATTTAGTAGTCCAAGCTGTCTCAGCAGAACTTTTATTTACATTAACAACTCCTTTAAAAGTAGCGTTTGAAGAGTTAATGCTTAAAGCTTCAGTTCCTTCAGGGAAGACTTTGAAAGTACCATTGGTTCCTGTGTCTGTAATTTCAGCATAAGAATTACCTTTTGTAATCTTAGCCTTATCTATTGTGTCCCATTCTAAATATCCTGCGGTACTTGAACCAGCTTTTAAATACTGATCAGTTGATGGAGTACCCGCTGGCATTGTTAAAACATAATCAGCTGTAACTGTCGTTGGGGCAGTTATAGTGACATGCTTTGCAGTAGGGGAAGTGTTATCAGTTAATCTAATATTATCAGTAACTACTAAGTTACCAGTAACCGTTGGGTTTGAAATTGTAGGTGAAGTACCACTTAAAACTGAACCCCAACTAAGTTGACCTGAACCATCTGTTTTTAAAACATAATTAGCTGTACCATCAGCTGTAGGCCAATTTAAACCATCAAGTATAATTTTACCAGATCCATTAGGAGTAATAGGTATATTACCATTACTTGCTGAAACAATAGAATTTCCATTGACATCAAGATTACCTCCAAGTCCACCTACTGTTATATTCCCAGTTGTGCTTAGATTTTCATTACCAAAACTAATTGCCCCACTACTATCTGTAATAGACCCATTAGCAATAGTGACATTACCAATACTCGACCCACTTGTAGCTGTGAATGTACTACCAATAACAACTGTACCAGACCCAGCTGGATCAATAGTTATATTGTCATTATTGTTAGTTGTGACAGGACCAGTTAAAGTAATACCCTTAGATTCTACTTTACCAGATCTTTGATCAATAACAAACGTATCACCAACTTTAAATTTACCAACATGGTTAGTACTTGATTGCCATACCTTACCCATGTTTCTATTGACAACTTCATTAGCCTCAATAGGTACTCCTCCATTCTCAGGAGCAGCTGTATAGTCAGTACCTGCACCAGTATACTCAAATGTATGACCACCAGTACTAATATATGACCGTTGATAGAAGCTAACAGTAGCACCATCCGTAATAGCGTTGGTTAAACCATCGTTAATTGCTGGATTGGTAGAATTAGTCTTCATTATATTCACAGTCCAGCCACTTGTAGCTGTCCATGAACCACCCACAGGGGTAGCAGACACTATTTCATAAGTATCAGAACCGATCTTAACTAAATAATTGTCTCCTGGCCTTAAATTAGCTGTACTATTGTTATGCCCAGTACCATGATAACCAGATGTAATGGTTGTTGCGTCAATATTAAAGGATGTCTGTCCAGCAGCTTTAGCTCCATCTACTGTAGAAGTAAAACATGTTGTAGCTGACTTACCATCTGCTATTAAACCATATCTACCGTAGTCAGTAGTACAGTTAGCAAGGTTAAGCATACCACCGTTAAGACTCTTAGCGTGATAATGACAGAATGTTCCAAAGAATGATACTAACTGAGCGTACCCATTGTTAGTACATAGGATTCCTGGACCATCCATGTTGATTTGAGTGAATGCATCGACAACAAATGACCTCAAAGGACTTGTTGCAGAAGGTACACTACCATCTACGAGGATACCACCACCTGTCATACTAGAAGTTTTATCTCCACCTAGTCCACCAGTCTGTGTAACTGGGTCATAAGCAGCATTATTGATGTCTGTATCAGATATTGATGTACAGTTTTGTATATATGGTGACTTCTTAAGCGAACAGTTAGGTCTAAATGTAGCAATCCATCCTTGTACAGGAGGTAAACCATAGGTAGAATCGGGGTCTACGTTAGTTCTTTGCTCATTACGGTTTGCTTCAGGTACATATCCTGTAGCATCACCCCTTGCACTAGCTGTAGAACCACCTGAAGTAGTCCAACCACCAGCTTTTATACCAGAAAAAGCAAATCCCCAGATATAAGTACCACTGTTCATCTCAAACATGGTATTATATTCAGATGTTCCAGTAGTTATTGCATCTGAAGCATTAAAGTCTTTACTTGTATCGTATCTTTGGGTGTTACTTGGGTGTATAAAGCAACTACGCATTGTAGTACCAACAATAGAAACGTTATCAGCTTCTACACGTAGAGGTAAAATCTCTTGATAAGTACCAGCGGCTACAGAAATCATCCAACCTTGACCTACACGGCCTGCTTGGTTAGTAACTGTACCACCACTTACATATGTATGAGCTAAATTAGTATCAACTGTTGTCTCTAATTGGCATTCAAATGATGTATTACTTGTGATATTTGAGACAAAACGTAAAGGATCATCTGCTTCAGGGAAGGTATGGTTGTTGGTACCACCTCCATAGTTACAACTCCAAACTAATCCAGCCATAGTAACCTTCATACCAACCCTTAAATTATGGGCAGCATCAGTTGTTACTTCTAGTAATCCAGTTTGATGGTTATAAGTTGCAGCTGTTACATTAGTTGTTGTAGTTGAAGATATGTTTTCGTTTACATCAAGTAAAGCACCTCTAATAGTCTTCTTAGCTTTAATAATTCTATGACCATCGTTAAGATCATTACCATTAACAGAGTCTACATATACTACCTTAGGTTGGGAAGTAAATGTACCACCTGAAGTAATAGCTCTCCAAACACCAGTATTAGCACCAGTCTTTTCCCACATGGAAAGAGTCTGGTCATTTAAGTGATCATACCATATTTTACCTTCAGTCCAGTTAGTTTCTGTTGGAGGTTGTCCTTTATTACTAGTATTGCTATACATTATAGCGTCAAAACGCTTTGCTAAAGCTTTACCTGTAGCAATACTGTCATCACTATCCCAATCAGGAGTAGGGTAGTTACTTGTAGTAGTAGAAGCGTTGAGCTCTGAATAAGTTATAACATCATCATTTCTTATTTTAGCTAAATCTATAGTATTATCGTTTATAGATAAACTAACTTCTCCATCTTGAGTATAAGTTGTTGTAATAGGTACACTAGATTGTACTCGAACAACACCTTGTTGTGAACTTGTAGAACGATCTACACCAACACTTACATCACCAACAGTACCATTAACAGAATGAGTTACATTTATAGCATCTCCACTGACTTGGTTTAGCTTGATAATACCTTGTGCAGTAGGAGTACTACGATCAGCTGAAACGACAGCATTTCCATCATACCCAGCATCACTTTCATCTGAAGGGCCAACTTTAATACCATGACCTGAGTTGACAGTGATAGCACCTTTATTACTTTTAGTGCTATTTTCTGCACTAATTACAGCATTACCAGCAGTATAATTAACATCTATTGCCTCACCTTCATTAATAGTTACAATACCTTTATTGGTTTTAGAACTATCTTCACCTGATATTGTTGTCTGACCGTTAGAGTTTGTACCACCTGTAGCATCAGTTAAGTCAATACCTTCACCTTCTATAAGGTCATCAAAGATAACTTTTCTTAATTGAGCACGATTTACAGCATCATCGTCTGAATCAGCATTAGCTACATGCTCAATTCTCCGATCTATACCTGATACTGGGTGTCCTACATCAACAGCATTAGCACTAAACCTAGATTCTTTAATAGAAAGTTTAGCTTCATTAACACCTTCTTCAGCAATATGCTGGATTCTTCTAAGTTCTGAGTTTAATTCACTAGCACGTATAGTACCTTGAGAACTAAAATCACTTTGAAGTTCAGATGTAATACGCTCTAAAGTAATAATAGCATTAGCTGTTGGCTTTGCTACACCATTATCTGTATTTAAAGTGATCTGGGTATTTCCAGAATTAAACTGATAGTTATTTACTGGAGTGGTAGCTGCAATACTACCAGCATTAGAACCGCTAGTATTAGATGCATCATATTGTGGGTGGCTTGTACCAGCTGTACCAGCATTAGTAGCTTCTGATTGTAGTACGGCTGTATTGGAATCACGGCTAGGTTCAAAAATATAAACCTTTAAGTCTGATCTATTTATTAGATCTATTGTTCCGAGGCTGAAGGTTACTGTATTACCATCCCCCGTATATTCGAGTCGTGTTGTTGCCATTGTTTATTGTATTTGGGACATGGGTTACTTAGGTATGTTCATTAATTGTTCAATATAATCATACCTACCTGATCCACCATAAGATTTTCTTCTTATTTTTTCAGTGATCTTTTCAGCTAGTTTAGGATTCTCCCTTAAGAGTTTCTGCATAGCAATCTTTTTCTCTTGTACAAAAATACGATGCACATCTTGGTAGAAACGTTGTTCAAAGATTTTGTCATCTTTGTTTCTTAAATTTAATTCTTTATACCGATTCAAATCTCTACGCCATCTACCGTTTGGTGCCATCAAAGCATTAAGACGGGATCTTAAACTACCCATAGACATATATCTTTGTATTTCTGATTTTTCAAAAGAATTAAGACGAACACCTTTATATGTATTCAAGATGTTTGGTAGATCAAAACTCATTTCACGTAAACCTTCACGTAC